TCATGGTAAATCCCTGCGCCTTCGCGGCAGCCCATTGTTCTTTCGGAAGAATTCCGCTCTTTTTGGTTTTCGGGTCCACTGCTTCCACATAGGCGTCAACGGGTTTGTAACCCTCGGTCAGCGCCTGCGCCATTTGCTCAGACGGAATTGTGCCGTACTCGCCGTGCGAGTCGTACACTTCGGCTTGTTGTCCGTCTGCCATTTATTGCCGTTCATGCGGCGTAAAGTGAATCTTCCCTTTAGCAGCGCCTGGGCCACCACCGGCTGCTGGAGCGGGCGGCGTTGCATTTTGTGGCGGCACTACACCACTCTTCTTCCCATAGGTGTAGGCATCGTCTTCAATCTGTTGCAGCGCGTCATTCAAATTGCTCAGCTTGCTGTAAATCAATTTCGGGCTGTCCACCCACACATTCGGCAAGTGCTTCATGGCCATGTTCAATGCCTCGATTGAACGGCTGCCACCTTTCAGCACGCGCGCTGCTCCAACCACCCGGTTTAGTTCCAGGTTGGCAATGGTGTCGTTGGTCTTCCCGGCCATGTCACCAATCGGACTTTGCTGACCAATCGCATACAGCAAACGTTCTTCAGCAAATTTGCCAGACGTGTTGTCGTCTTTCATGCTTTCAAATTGCGACATCAGCCCCTGAATCTGCGAATGCACCGGAACGGTTTCCATCAATGTTTTCTGCGCCGCTGGGCCTAACGCCTGGTTGTATTGGGTGTATTTCCGTTCCGCCAGGTCTTGCCTTGCCTGGGCCATACTATTTGCTTGAGGCGAACCAAGATTGAGTGGCGTAGTTCTGCCGTTTAATTTATCGACCAGCGATGGCCCTGCCGCTCCTTGGGCCACCGTTTGTGTCGCAGCTTTCGCTTTTTCCAGCGCTGCGAACTGTCCCATTGCTAATTTCTGACCAACAGCCTGGGGTGGCAAACCAAGTTGCTGGGCCATTTCTGTTGTGATGTCAAGACCGCCACCTTTAGCATCCAGATACTTTCCGGTGCGCGTGTCCAGCACACCAAACGGCGTGGACATATAAGGCTTTTGAGTGCCCGCTGCTTTTACTCTCAATTCGCCAGCCGTCTCTGCTGTTTTGACTTTCCACTGGCCGGTAACATCCGCCTGTATAATCCCTTTGGCGAGAGATGCAGGCATCGTGCGCTCAGTGCCGTCTGGGCCTTTCACCGTGACCATCTGCGACTCGGCAGTCTTCAATTGCGCTTCGGCCTGCGCTTGTTGAATCTGCGCTTGCTGTACCTGCGCCTGCTGCCCCATCTGATATTGCTGGACCTGGCGCTGATAGGGAGCCTGCACCGCAGCGCCGAAACCACGCGCATTGGCAGCGGGACCTTGGCCAGCGTTGGACATGCCGCTAGAAAAACTGTTAAGAAAATTCCCCAGGAAGTTTTCAAACGCATCCAACCGGGAATTGGGGCGACCTGGTTGGCCTGGCGGGGCGTTTTGATAGCCTCGCTGGTCCTGGCCACCAAACATCTGTTTCATGAAACCGTACAACGCGGGAACATTGCTCTGCTTTGGTACGGCTGGCTGCTGTGGTTGCTGGCTGGGACCGGCAAATTGATTCAGGTCTAATTGATTTGGCGGGGGAGTACCGGTGCCTAAATCTGGTGCTGGACCAACTGGCGGTGGCGTTGTCGGTGGCGGGGGATTCGGCACTGACGCATTGGCGCGGTCCATCAACGCAAAGTTCATCAGCTCAGGATTGTCGGTGAGCAGTGCCTGGTTTGGAGTTTGGGTGCTATCGTCCGGCATGAGCCAACCTCAAAAACAAATCGAAAAGCCGTTTGCTGGCTTTGCGCAGTTTGAGGTTGCGACGAATCAATCCGCGCCACCGCCAGGCAGTGTGTGAGTAGACAATTACAAACGGGCGCATCCACCAGGTCTGCGCCAGCCAGGCACGAATGGTCATAGCTTCATCGGAATACCAACCACCATAAAGCTCTGCAGCCACCCAGCATCCACCCTGTGGACGCCCAAGGTACGAGCCACCCATCCCAGCCAGGCCACCAACCAGCGACCCCCAGAATCCGGTCTGGTTTGCATCGGCTTGCCCAGCCGCTTGCTGGCCGATACCAAGCGAGCTGACGCCTTGACTACCAAATCCCAGCGCTTGCTGGCCAAACATCTGCCCTTCACCCAGACCCAACCCGATGGCGTTCTGCAATCCCTGGCCTTTCGCCATTTGAATGTTCTGCAGGTTCTGCGCTTGCTGCCCCAGCAATCCTTGCTGCAACGCACCAAAGTTCTGCGCTACGCCACCACCGCCAGCCATGTCGCCACCCGTCAACCCACGCGCCACTAAGTTCTGATTGATTGAGCCAATCGCTTGATTCTCTTGCTGGCCGGTCTGCGCCATCGCTGCCGAAGTCATGGCCGCTTGCTGCGCCGGGAGCATGCCACCGTTCTGGATAATGGACTGAATGGAAGGATTGACCATGGCCAACTGCGCTTTTTGTTGCGCGAGCTGGGATTGCATGATTTGCAATTGCTGCGTGGAGAGCGCATTGGCCTTCGACATTTCTTGAGCGGAGTTGCCGCCCTTGTGATGGCAATGGACCGTGCTGCCCAGAAAAGAGTCACGCATAGCGAAAATGCTACATCAATAAGATGTATTGACGCGTAACGTATACATTTATTTACAGCTTCAGACGGACCACCGGGAATTCAATGCGGGCAAAGCCATGGCCCTCGGCCACTCGCACCACGTCAGGGTCTTTGCAGATGAAGTAGATTTCCCGGATGCCAAAACTGGATGCCAGCAGTTCAGAACCTTTCACCAAATCCCGGAAGGCCTGGCCACGTTCGAGCAGCGCAGACGCTGGATTGACTGCCAGGGATTCCAGCATCAGCCCTTGCTGCGATGGAAGGTGTGCTACGTTACCGTCCTCGTTATAAGCGCTGATGGCGCGGAAGGTCTGATACTCCAGAATCTTCGGGTCAAACAAATTATCCTGCGTACTCAAAAGCCATTCAGCAATTTCTCTGGTGTCTTCTGGCCGCGCGATGCGAACCTTGAGCTGTTTCATAGAATCCTGTAGCTGCGCCCGCCGCCTGTAATGTTGGGATTGCCACTGGCATAGCCGCCAGTTTGCGTGGTGCTCCCTGCTGCGGGCTGGGTAAATTGCAAAGTGTTGAGTGGCACAAAACCCTGGAAACTTGCGAATTGCAGAACTGTATCGGACTGCAACGTCTGGGCAATGGCTGGGCTGCCCGCACTGGTGGCGTTCCCTGCGCCAGCCCAGCCAAGCGTTTGCGCGGTCTCACTCCAATAGGGGTAATACCAGTAAGTTGTATTGGCCGTAAGCCCGGTGATTGAAATTGTTCCTGCAGGAATGGCAGTGTCGTTGGAAGTGGTCAGGGTGCGATTGGCGCGGCGCAACGCGTAGGCAGGCCAGGAAATGGTCAACGCCGTGGGGCCTGTGGCGTGGAAGGTAAACGGCACGGTAACGAAGGTGGGAACATTGGAACCTTTTTGCGAAAAGCCTGGTTGTGCTGGGTCCACCAATCCATTGGTCAAAGCACTTTGATTTACCGGTCCATGCAAACCCACTGCGCTACCCGTGTTCAGCTTTAGCGTATTGAACGTCGAGGACACGGTGACTGGACTGCCAGCACGCTGAAACGGGAACCCGCGTTCCATGCGATAGGAAAACATGTTGTCAGGCTGTGCGGCGCTGCCATACGCCAGACGCGAAGCGACCGGCTGTTTCACCGGCGCATCGGGAGTCGGAATATTAGGAGATTCCATTAGAGTTCTTCCTCCAGATACGCCAATGCTTTCACGCCCCAATCACGGTCAGCATCCAATGCCCTGAGTGATGTGTTGCACAAAATGCAAAGGAAGCCGCGAATTTTCGCGGTTCCATGATGATGGTCAAGTTGTGGAATTTGACCTTCGCTAAATTCCCGCTTGCAAATAGCGCACCTGTTTCCTTGCTCAAGCAAAATTCTGTAATACTCTTCGAGAGTCATGCCGTACTTGGATTTAATTCGCCATTTGCGAGCCGATTTTAGACGGCTGATTTTTGTTTTGGCGTACAAATCCTGGGAGTATGGCGGTCGCACCCGGTTCTGAGCATATTGACGCGTTCTCTCGCGATTCCTGCTAGACCAAGACCTTTGGTAAGCGTTTCGTTTGAGTCTTTGTTCTTCGGTCATTTGGCTACCGCCCGCCGAGTGGCTTGTAAGCCATAAACAGTTCATAAACAAAATCGAACTGGTCGGCATTCGCCAGCGTCACTTTCACGCCAATCCAGCGTGCAGCGGGCGCATTGGTGGTGAATACCAGTTGCGTCATGCTGCTGCCATTGGTGCGATTGAAAGCCGTTGCCGTGTCCACCAGGTTGGCGGTGATGTCGGTGTAAGTGGCCAGCAGCGGATTCTCATCAGAACAAATCGCAAACTGCGCCAGCGTTTGGCCATTGTTGGTAACCTGAAAAGTTGTTGGGTAGCCGGTGCGGCTGGGTTCGTTGTAGCTGCCCATGCCGATGTAGCTAAAGCGTGTTCCATAATCCGGCACCACGGAAAGCAGTCCAGTCTGCAACACCGGCTGGTAGGTCGCGCCATTGTCATTGAACTTCAAAGGATTCATTTGCAGCGCTTTGCTGCTGTTGGAGGCCAGCAACACATAGTTGCCAGGCGAAGTCTCCGCGCTGTTGATGTAGGTTGCCGCATAAGTCCAAGGCGGCATCCATTGGTCCTGGTCCACGTCGTAGACGTAAAGTTTTGTGCCGGTAGAAAGGACCAACCAGTGGAAACGCCCTGCGGTGTGGAAAGTCAAGCAACAGCGCGACTGAAAAATAGCAACTAGGTCATTGCGAATCAAAGTAGAAAGTTCTTCCAGGTTGGTGCCATCGGTAGCCCAAACCTGATTGGCACTGTCCAACCAAGCCACCATGCCACCCAGAGTACTTACGCAAGTGCGATTGCGTGCGCCACGCCGATTGGAAATCAGGAAACGCCGGAAGGTATCGAGAGTGTTGCCGGAAATTCCATAAGTGCGCCCAGCGCAAAAGACCACCAGAACGCTGTTGTTGCCGGTGCCTGCAACGCCCAAGCCTTGTACTGGCTGGTCAAAAGCCCAGAAATTTCCAGACAGCCCCGAAGGGAAAGATTCTTCCGGCACGCCCTGGTTGATTTCTTCTAAGCCCGAGAACCACACTTTGTTTCCGATAAATCCCCAGATGCGCCCGCTGAAATATACGGGAGCAAAGAACGGTGTTGGCGGGTCGTTGAAGGTTGCCGTGGGAGCGATGGAACTAATGTTGAGCGAAATATCAGCGGCAGAGTCGGTGACCGCGCCAGAGGTATTGGGATACGGACTGGTGGGCAACTCGAAATAAATTCCGCCGCCACCATCCGTGGTGCGAAATAAGCGAATTTGATTGACCTGTGGGTCGGTGGAAGCGGTAAGCGTTATGGAAACACCGGCTCGGTTGGTGAAGGTGCCAGTGTTGCTACTCGCTGGAGTGGGTGAGCTAATGTGCCCAGTCTTGGAATTGCCGTAACAAAAAACATATTGGTAGCCAGCGGTAGCAGTTAGACTCCCCGCTCCGGCCAAAACAGAAATGGATGGCCCACCAGTTCCATATACGGTCGCTTGAACATTTCTGATGCTAAAAGTCTCGTTGACCAATGACCCGTTGGTCGCTTCGATGTTTACGCCCCAAAGCGCTTGGTTGAAGTCGTTGGGTACCCAAGTGGTACCCCACAGGTTCGAGGTCCCACCGAATGTGATGGTTTGTGGAGCAGTTGACGGCGGGTTAATGTACTGACCAGTTCCAACTGGATTGCCGTTTTTCAGGAGTTGAAAACGAAAATTCGCAAAGGTGGTGCTGGAGACGATTATCTCTGCTGTAATTTGGATTCCATTGATGACCGTTGTGCCAGGAATTGCAAAACCGAATTGCGTGGCTTGCAGCGTGTTGCTCGCCCCTGGCGGCAAATTGGTGTTGACTGCGTAACTCACAATCGAAGTGACATTGTTCGGATTGGTCCAAGGAAAGAAACCACCCTGGTCAACACCGCTGCCCGTTCGATTCGGTCCAGTGGCATTGTTCACACTGCCGATGGCGATGCCCCAATTGGAAAGCCCGTTGATGGGGTCCCACTTTTTTGCAGAGTTGCCATTTGAAAAATAAACGGTGTTGTTGCTCACCACAAAATCAAAAGGCTCAGACCGGTTGTCGGTGTACAAAAGAGTGAAACTCGGGTCACCAACCTTCATCTGATAGACTTCGGCGAACCCACTGAAGTTGAAATTGGAAGCCATGATGTAGAACGTGCCGTCAAAGCGTTCCCAAGGGAAAATACGTTGCAGGTCGTTGAAGACGGTGGGCGTTGGTTCCACTGCGTCGGCAAAACCTGGGCGACGTTCGGCAAAGCCTGCAATGCTGGTCAGAATATCTGCGGAACCGAAAACGAAGTGCGCATCAGTGCTGCTGGGCGAGCTGTTGGTGATATACGGCATCGCCAGGTTGGTGAGTACCCGATGGGCAAGTTGCGACTCTTGCGGCATTCATTAGACTCCGTACAATCCAGGCCAGTAGGAACGGCCCACGCCCAGCGGTTGCTCTGGATACATAAATTCGTCGCCATTGCCCAAATCTTCGGTGCGCGCCATCTCTTTCATCACGCCCATAAACACACCAAGCTGCCCGGTGAACTGTTCCACCATGCTGCCGTTGCGTGACATCTGCGCGCTGCCTGCGCGTGGGTCGTCGGTGAGCTGGTACACCTTCCACAAAATTCCAGCGTCCACCACGTTGAAATAGTCGTCAGGAAACGGAAAAGGTGTGCCCAAATTGGCATTGATAATCTTGACTGGCCGGGTCTGATACTCGCCGCCAATCTGAATGATTTGTCCTTGGCTCACTTGCGGCGCATTCATCAAGCGAAAGAAATTCTGCGAAGCGAACCAGCCAATGGCACTCATGGTGTCGATGCCTGCCGTGCGCGTCAGTTCGATGGAAAGATTGCTCAGTGCAGCTAGTTCGCGCCATTCGGGCGGATTGGTGTCCAAGCGTCCGATGCGCATCTTCAGTGGCCGCAGAATTCCTGGGTCGCCAGAACCACCCGAGTTTCCTAAGCCGCCAGGAACGATGGTGCCCACAATTTGCGTATTGGATGGAACGCTGGTGATAACCACCTGATTGTTGTAACCGGCAACGGTGGCACCGCTGATGGTTCCGGTAAATCCTGCTAACGTTGTGCCAATCGGCAAATTGTGTGGATACTGCGTATTGATGGTGACCGTGCTGCCACTTTCCGAAAGTCCGTTGGGAGCCTGCTGAATGACAAAGCTGCCACCAAAATTGTTGTTGGTGATGTTCGAGAAAGACAGATTGATGGGGAAAGTAAACCAGCAGCCTGTGATTTTATAATCTTGCTGGTTGCCAGTGAAGTTTGCACCACCCGTGGGCGGCGCGCCTGGCCCGGTCGTAAGCTGCGAAAGATTGGTGGGCAGCAGCGAAAGAATCGACCAACCCCATGGGTAATACCGCCACATGATGCTGTCAATCATGTCCACGATGTTGGGCGCAGGGATGGACAACGGCGCACCGTGCGCGTAGCTGGTGACCAGGGCGATAGCATCGTTTGGCGTGTAGGTAGACGCCATGAGAGTTCCTTACGCGGCTACAGGTTGCGGAATCTGTTCCTCTGCTTTCATCAGCAGATACAGTTCTTTGCAGCGGCAGGCAGGCTTTAATTCAAAGCAGCCAGGGCAGAGCGTGAGTTCATCGGGCGGTGGCGCTTCGCCCAGCATCCCGTTTTGCACAATCGCGTTGTAGTAGTTGGGGTCAGGCTTGAACAACCAGGTCGAACTGCAACGCAGGCAAATCACCATGGCGGTGCCGTCCTGATAGGCTTGGCCACCGGTGCACCATTCGGCCCCCATTGCTCCGCGTGGTGCACCGTGACCCGCCAGCTTCCCTGCACCTGCCGGATAACGCATGTGCGAGCAAGCATTCTTTTTCGCTCGCGCCGTCTCTTCCTCAATCCTGCCCAGTTGCCGAATCATTTCCGTGCGGCGACGGTCCTTCATAATTTCTTCGTCGTACTTGCGCTGTTCCAGAGGATTGAGTTTGGTGGCCTGGCCCACCGCTTCGGCAATGGCAGTTTTCAAAAGGTTCTGCAAATCTTCTGGGGACATTGAAATTACGTTGTTACTTGGCATGTTTGCCTCGTTTCTGTGGCCCACTTTTCCGAATCGCGGCTGGGCGGCTCAAAATATTTATCAACATCACCGCGCGTGATGAGTTTCAAATGCAGCAGGCGAATGAGCACCGTGCGCCAGCCACGCGTCTCGGCATAAAAGGTTTTGACTTCAATCCACTTCACCGCGTCTCGCGCAACCTCTTTGCCGCCGCCAGCAATCACTTCAGGATTAGGTACGCGCTTGGTGGTGTAATGGAGCACGCTAAATTCCGGCATCATCTCGCTCTGCATGCCGCAAATATGAATCTTGCGTTTGGTCCAGCCGCCTGCTGCGGTGCGTTCATCGATTTCGATATACACGCCAGTCAATTCCGGGAAGTTGATAGCGCGCTCAAAAACCAATCGTGGATTACACAGATGGAGCCGCCGTTGTACCTCGGCGGAAGTCAAATAGCGGCCCATCTGTGCGAGGAGACAGCTTCGGTCATACCCTGCGTCATCGCAGACCGAAACCGTGTTGGAAAGAATTTCCTGCTCCAGAGCCTCCATCCTGGCCGCTGCAGTGCGCTCCATCGCACCATCACGCGCCCAGCGCTCTTGAGCTGGGCAATCGAGAATGAGCACGTTAGTCGCTCACATCTTGCGGCACCGCAATCAAACCCACTGTGAGCGCAAGGCTTGGCGTGGTCCCGCTCAAAACCCAACGCAGCTTGATGAATTGCGGATTGATGGGACCGTTGTTGGTTACACCAGCAGCCAGGTCGGCACCGGTGCCAAGCAGAGTCATGGACTGAGCGGTGGCCGCATCGCCAATTCCCAGATAGGGACGGACCAGCAATTGCTGTCCGCCACCGCTGGTGTTCATAGTGGTGGTGCTCAAGATTTCGTCATAGGTTGCGCCACCATTAAAAGAAGTGGCCACAATCACAACCAGTGTCGGCGTGGTGCCTGAAACGGTTTGCACTTCAAACATCAGGCGATAACTGGAAGCAAGCGGCATCGTGAGCGCCGCGCTGGTGCCGGTGGTGGTAAGCGTAGTCTGCGCCAGCAATGTGGTTGTTTGCGGAAACATTCCAAAATTTGGCATCGTTGATTCCCCTTACACCGCATCCACACAAAATTCGGTGACGGCAACGATATTGCCGACCACGCTCGAACCGTTGGTGGCGGAAAGCGCAAAATTGAGGTTGGTCAAAGCCGGAATCGATACGTTGGTGTTCGCTCCGACCACGGCAGCTTTCACGGAAGTGCCAAACACACCCATCTGCTGGCCATTCAATACTTTGCTGACGCTATCCCAGATTCCGGTGTATTCCAGGAACCCAGAAGCGGAAGCCGTCACCAAAGACTGGCTGGTGATGGTCGCAACCAAGTTGCCTGCAGTGATGGTGGTGCCCACCTGGTTGCAATACAGATTGATGATGATGGTTGAGGTGCCAGCAGTGGTGCATTTGAAAGACGCACGCACGCGAAATGGGAACCCGTCAAAGCCCGAACCATAGCTGGGCGCAGTCGTCGCGCCAGTAATTTGCCCTGCCGGTAACGGAAACAAGATGGCGGTGCCCCCAATTTGCCCAGCAAACAATTGTTCGGTGGTGGTGACCAGGGTGATGGCAGGGATGACGTTTGAACCCTGCGCTGGAGAACCCGAGCCTACAAAGCGATTGATGTTATTGACATTCGGCATCGTTGGTCTCCTACACCAAACTCGCGTCCGGTTTGAAAATCCGGTAACGAAGGTTGATGGTGTCCAGAATCTGCGTGAGGAAGACGTAGCGATAGGAAACGGCAGCGCCAATCATTCCAGCCGGGTCAGCGATTTGCGGCCCACCGCGAATGACGTTGATGCGGAATTGCTGCTTGCTGGGGTCTTCTACGCGCGAGGGTCCCGAGCCTTGCAGGTCAACTGCGCCCGCTGCGCCGCGCCCGACCACATAGGCTGAGTACAAAACGTTCGGTGAGCTGCCCGAGGTGGTGACGTTGGTGGTGGCCCAAATCTTGATGTTTTCCACCACACCAACAGGGTCATCAAACGGGTTCGGTGGCTCCAGGAAAACTTTGGGGTCCGCCCACTTCATCAAGTCGATAAATCCGCCCGCCGTGTTGTCGCTCTTGATGTCGTAAATGATGTACGGATGCATGATGGCGTAGTAATACTTGTCATCCTTGGGCCGCACATCCGCGCCTTCGAGCAGCGCTTTGCAGCGCCGCAGGTCATCGATGGTCGCGTAAGTACCGAGAGTGGCGGGAGAAAGAGAAGCGCTGGCCTGGCCGTCAAAAGCCGCCTTGATGATGGTGTCCACGCTCAAACCAGCGGCATAGCCAAGTTGCTCCGCTGCGTTCTGAACGATGGGGTCAATGGCGGTCTCATCCAGCAAAGTCGAGACAGTAATGAAGTCGGAATATTCAGAAACGGTGCCCGAGAGGGTTACGGAGGAAAGCGTGTTGCTGTTGCCTACCGTGCCTTCCGGTGCGGGGGTGGTGTTAGCGCCCAAAAGCTGATAGCGAAACCACTGAACGGTTTTGCCCGAGCGGCGAGGAACCATGTCCGGTTCGCAAGCGTTGTAGAAACGAAAACGCTTTTTGAGTTGGTCCAGCGCGCGGCGGTTGTACCAGACGGTTGCAAGATGCGCTAACCCAGCAGACTGCGTTGTATTTCCACTGGGAGAATAGGCCACGAGACACTCCTAGAATTGGTCTAGGACCGTCTCAGTTTTCGAGGAACACTCTACTCTGAGGGGCTAAGTCGCTTGGCGGAACACGCCATGGCGATTTGCGGGACGGAAGAACTTTCCGCGTCCTTAGTTTTGCACAATGCCCGACTGGAAAAACAAAGGCAATAGCGGTATACAAATAGGGTGAAATTACCACCGTTTAAGAAGTATGGGCAGTGGACACCCATCGGCATTTACCAGCAAGGGTCACGCGTACAAATTCTTTGCGAGTGCGATTGCGGCAGGATTCGGCCAGTTAGCCCTTATGCTCTGATGGCTGGCCTGAGTACCCATTGCAATGGCACCGGTCATGGCCACAACAAATTTGGTCGCCATGGTCACGCGCGTTCAACAGGAACTTCGCGAACTTATAAAACCTGGTTATCGATGCGCCAGCGCTGCGAAGATACGCGTGTTCATGGCTACAAATATTATGGTGGGCGCGGAATCACCGTCTGCGACCGTTGGAAATATTCTTTCGACAACTTTCTGGAAGATATGGGGCCGCGACCGGATGGCATGAATTTGGACCGCTACCCAAACAATAAAGGCAACTATGAGCCTGGCAATTGCCGGTGGGCTACCCCACAACAGCAGGCTGCGAATCGACGCAAGAAGCCTTAGCTTCGTAAAGCGACTCAGCCCACTTCCACATCGAAGACAGTTCAACCGAATGGTAGTGGCCAACCTGCACATCACTGTTGCCGTAGATTTTCACACCCAGCTTGCGCGCTTCGAGACAGAATTGAATGTCTTCAGTGCCATCCATGCCCTGGTCAGCGTTGTAGAGATACCGAAAGTATGGATACGGCACCTGGCGCAGCACGCTGGGACGAATGAAGATGACCCCGGTGCCGCACTTCGATAGTTCGTGGAAGCCTGGACCGAACGAACGCGTTGGCCCTTCCTTGGGCTGCAGCGGGTCATCCACACCCCAGCACAGCACCAGCTTGTGTTTGGTCTGGTCCCAGAGATAAAAAACCGGCACCACAATCCCCGCATCGGCGGGCGCGTTCTTTACCGTGTCCAGAAGATTCGCCGGAATGGCCATGTCGTTGTCAATCATGCACAGCCAGTCCGCGTCAGCATCTTTGAAGTTTTTGCAGAAGACATTTCTGCCGCTGGCTGCAGGCTGGAAATTATTTATGGGAACCATGCGATACGCGGCACCAGCCTGAAACGGCAAGTCAGCGAAATATTGGGTGATGGTGGGATGGTGCCAGCCACCACGTTCATAGGTGGACAGCACCCCAAAAACGACTTTCACTCGGTCAGACATCTTGCAGTACCGGCTCCGTTTCAGTGATGAATTCCAAACTGTCCAAGCCATCCTGGTTGGAGCGCACCACCGCTACCCCACCAGGGAATGGCATTATTCCGTCTTCGGGCGGCACGCCACGATAAGAAGAATCGAGATAAGCAATGTTTCTTCCATGGCAGACAAAGACGCTGGGCCGAAACGCGGCCACCTGCGCCAGTTCCAATTTCTGTTCGTAATAACGCCAGAAGCGCCGCACAAACTGGTTGAACGATTCTCCAGACGGTGCAGGCTCACTTGGATTTTGATACCACTGCAAAATGCGGTCCCTGGTCTGGTCTTCTTTCATTCCAGAAAGTGTTCCCACATCCGCTGTGCGCAAAGCAAAATCAGTTTCATACGGCAAGTTGCCGCACATCTCCGCAATGATGAATGCGGTTTCGGTATCGCGTCCCAGGTCCGAGGAATACACCATCTTCGGTTTATAAAACTTCAGTTTGATGGCCGCGTTGTACGCGTCGGCCTTGCCTTCATCGTTTAGCGGAACATCTTCCCAGGCGCGCAGTCTCCCCGTCTTGTTGAGTGCGGTGCGCCCATGCCGCACTAGCAGGGCAAGGACGCGGTTAGACGGTGGTAGTGAAGTGTTGAGCATAGAAATGTTCTATAGCCTGCAAAGCGGTACGCCCAGATATGCTCCTGGATGTAGGTTTCACTCTGTGGCGTCGGCCACTTTCCCACTATCCCTTTACGGCAAATCACCACGCTGTTGGGCACCTCGCTGGCGGTTTGCCCGGTGCGCCACACGCCAATCAGTCCCGTATCTTTGCGTTCGGCCAATTCCTTTTCTGCCAGCTCGCCAAAGTTTTCTTCCAGCGGTCCAGTTCCCAGGTCGGCCAGGATGTAATTGCCCCTGGAAACGTTTTCTGCGGTAACCCGTCTGGCCAGTTCAAACTTGCGGATAGTAACTTCCACCGCTACCGGCTCCATCCCTGGCAAGTCCCAGGCGTCCAGGGTTTCTTCCAATTCATCAATGTCAGAGGCTTTTTGGTACGCCACAAATACTTCAATCACACTTGCATTCCTTTCGAGCGCAAATACTTCGCGAAATCGTCCATGCTCATTTTGCCGCTCATTACTTCCGCTTCGACTCGCGAGGTCTCGGCTTCCACCGCTGCCGACCCGCCACCACCCAAGGACGGATTCGGTTCTTCTGGTTCGTCGGCCACTTCAATCGGCTTGATTTGGTCGTTGTTCTGACAATTGCGCCAGGCCAGGTCAAGGGTGTCCATGTTGACCGGGTGCCCGGCCTCGCGTAGTCGTACCACTTCTTTGGTGAGAATTTGTGCATTGTCATTGTTGGCCGGAAAGTCTGGATGCACATTGATGAAGGACGCGGCCAAGGTTTGCTGCTCCAGATTCGACACCGTGCTCTGTATGTTCTGGAAATATTGCGGCACCATATTGGGGTCGCCAATACCAAAACGGTGCGCATCGATATAATTCTGCGCTTGCAGCGGGTCTTCGCCCACCAGCCGGTAGTAGCGGTCTTTATCGAATGCGCCTTCCTGCACGACTGTAGCGTTGCGCCGGGCCATGTCCTGCTGCAATACGGTCATTTGCGCTTGCAACTGTTCACGCTGCTCGCGTTCGGCTTTCAATGCTGCGCTGGTATCTTCTTTCATCTTGGCAACCGTTTTAAAAGCCTCTTCCACGTTTTCCGCTTTCACTACGTTGCCATCCGCAAATTTATACTCAAATTGTGGTGTTGGTGTGTTGCCCATTTCTCATCTCCCTAAATTCTTCGATAATGCGTTCACGTTCATTCTGGGTGGACTCAATCCAGCCCAGCATCCCGTCAAGCAACTCTCTTTTGGCGTCCCAGCGCACGGTATGCGCGGTCTGGCGCACTGGTTCGTACCTGAACTTGGTGGCTTCAATCAGTTCTGAATTCACTTCCGCGCCCAGGTGTTTCAAAATCTTTTCCCACACTGGCAAGTGTTGAAGTTTGTCGAATTCATCGGCCAGGTCGATGACTTCCTTCATCTGCTCCAGCGTGGGCTTTTCTTCCACTGCTGGCGCTTTCACTGCTGGAAAAATCGAGCGATACGCTTCTTTAAGCCGCTGCATCATTGGGTTCCTGTTCCTGCTGCTGCGCTTGCTGGTCAGCCAAAGCATGGTCGGACGCCAATTGCGTGAAATGGTGCAGGTTCTTGTCGTCCAGTTCCGCCAATTTCCCAGCATGGCCAAAAATAACCTGCAGCAAGGTGTTCACCAGCTTGGTGACGTTCTGTTGCTGATGCTTCTGCTGGTCCGCACCCATCTGCGCTTGCTGCATCATCATTTGCGCCTTCACTTCGGGTGGCGGCTGGCCCATGGCCTGTTTCTGTTCATCGGTCATATCAATCAGCAGCGGATTGCGTGGCCGATAGCCCAGAGCATCGAAAATCATGGACATAAAGACTTCAGCAGAAATGGTTTTCTTCTGTTGCTGCGCAAACATCTGCAGCATTTCAGGATTGAAAATGGTTTGTGCAATGGTGGGGAAAAGATTCAGGAAATTGCCACGCGCTTGCATGCGCACCGCGCCCCAACACTCCGCGTAGACACGGGCATTCATGATGTCTACCGGCTTTTTGTTCTGATAATCGGGATGCAGGCGAATCCAGGCTGCGGCCTGTTTCAAATCACCAAAGCGTTTGTTGAGTAGAATAAAAGTGTTGAGAATCGGCTCAATGACTAAGTCTTCCGCGTTTTGGATGTAGTAGGAAGTCCTATCTTGCGTTGCGCCGACTTGAGTGTTGATGCCAGCCGCCGTTCGATTGGCCGAATTACCCCCGCTGGTAGGTGACCCGAGCGCAGCAAGGTCAGACATTCCCGTAATACGCTGCGTACGCCGTTCACTCGCTTCGACTTCGACGTACGCGTTTTGCGTGATGTTTTCGACTTCGAGTTGCTTGATGTCGCCTTCTGGGTTTTCGACTTCAATGACCACCCCCGGTCGTACTTTCAACTGATACGGCGGAATGGTAACTCCACGCCGTTTAATCATGGGCCGGTGGATGGCCAATGCCAGCTCATCCACGCGTCCATTGATGATGCCTTGCTGCAAACGCTGTTCACCTTCGGCCACATCGGTCATGGCCAGCGCATGCCAGCGGTCCAGCACATCGGAATAGTGCATGGAGTAGTAGTTAATTTTGCGGTATTTGTTTTCCTGGTTGTAGGCGATGTGCTCGCGGTTGAGCATCCACACTTTGCGGTCGGTGCGAGTGTACTCAATCACTTCGATACGCTTTTGCGCAGGGTCGGAAGAATAATCCTGTGACGGATTCCACATGTTGTAACGAAAGAGTTCCGCCGACAGTTTGGTTACATCCTGGTTGGAAGTGGTTTTGGCCTTGGACATCTGCGCCAGGTCGCCATCGCTGGGAATGTTGAAATTCTTTTTGCCACGCAACGCTTTCAACTCTTCCGCACGCATGTAGCGGCGCAAAATGAAATAGCCCGCCTTCTCAACTTGCGAAGATTCACAATTGGGGTCCACGTAGGAATCGATAATCGACCGGTAGTACATGTACGGACGCCGCTTGGTTTCTTTCTTCACTACCCGTTTGTAGTCGTAGTCCATTTCCGCAGGCATGGACATCGGACCAACCACCGGGTGATAAATCTGCATCATGCGTTTCACACCCTGGGTTTCCCGGATTTCGATGTTTTCGTCTTCGTAATCCTCCACACCCCATTCCAGAATTCCGTTCCCGTAGATAAGCGAAGACTTTGCGCACAACCGGATTTGTTCGCGATAGTTGATTTCTTTCAACTGGTCGATGATGAGTTCTTTCCACAGCTTTGCCGCGTCATCGTCATCGGCGTAAAATTCGTAAGTGTCAGGGTCACAAATCGCGCGAACAATCTTCGGCAACATGGATTCCACTTGCTCGAAGCACACATAAATTCCCAGCGAGCTGCGCGGAACCCTGGTGCCATCCCAATAGCGTTGCCCCGCCCAGGCCAAATACAGTTCCATGGCGTTGCGGTAGCGCCAGTCATGGGCATGCGTCCGGTACGCTTCGGCATAGGCGAAATCCGAGCGCACCACGCGCAAAGCGGTGGCATCGGTCCAGTTCAGCCCGATTTTCGTTTGCTGGTTCTGTGGTAACAGCTCAGGAACCGGCGCAACGCCCATATCACCGTAAGACACTTCAGAGCACTCCTAACGGTGCCAAAACTTCTTTCTGCATGTTTCCGTACAGCCACTGCTCCTGGCCGTCTTGGCCAAATCCCAGGAAACGGTCCTTGGGTTTTTCCATTCCGAACATTTCCTGCGGGTCGAGGTACGGCGAGGCCACCACATCGTCGGTAACGCCACCCTCTTGGTTCTGCATGGCATCGGCTAAAGTGTCCAAAATGTCGTCATGGACACCGGCACTCTGCGAAGGAAACTGCATAATTTCCAAAATCAGTTCAGTCTTGCAGGCCAGGTCATCAGCAAAACGGATGATGCCTGCCTTGAACCATGGCTGCAGACCGCGAATGCGCTGTTGCTTGGATACGTGAGTGTCGCGTTTGATGGGCACCATGCAAGGAAAGCGTTGCCGCTTCGATGCTTCGCGTTGCAAAAACGGCAGCAACACTCGCGCATGGGCTTCCTTTTCAATTTTGAAATCCACCAGATGCGGATAGCGGCCATGGATGTTGAAAATGTGCCAAATCACGTCGGTTGGCGTGAATCGTCCGTGCCGCACATCCACGATGTACATGCGCCCGTCACGGTCGAATCCATGCACCGTAAGCGCAGTAAAATCGTTGTCATTCTTGCTGGGTTCAAGACCGTGCAAGTCGATGGTGCAGTGCAAACGTAGTGTAGGCAGCAGTGAGCTGATGACCTGGCGTGGAACGAATACGATGTCGCGTGGGTCGCACAATCCACCTTCAGGCGGAATGGGCCGGTTGCGATACTGGCAAGAATAAATGTACGGCCCAACTTCTTTTTCGATGCGCTTCAGTTCGGAAACTGGGAATCGGGCGGGCCATACTGTGTCTTCGTCAGTTCGGGGTCGAACCACTGTGCGATAAGTCCCGCCTGCGAGCAACCGTCCGTATAAATCTCCAAAGTCATAGCGCGTCCCTTCCACATCCGTCCATCCATGAAACGGTGCGATTTCTGACCGCTCAAGTAGAGGATTAAGATAACCGAAGTGTCCAATGACATCAGCAATCTGCCCAGGAGTCTTGACATTCTCTTTATCAACCAAGTCCGAATTTTTGATGACTTCATAGTGGGCACCGGCAATCACTTTCCCCACCGAACAAGTGGAAACGGTCGGCTCTTTGCGGTGGACGGTGCGATTGGGAACGGTGAATTCTTCCTGGCTGCCAAAATCGGCTGCCTTTTTTGCCATTGGGCAGAAATCGGAAAAGTAGTAACGAAACTGTTTGTTGAACTGAAAATGGCTTTTGATTTCGTTCAACATCTTTTTGCACTGGTCGCCAGTAGCCGTGGAAATCAGAATCCGCACGTTGGGATAGTTCAAAATCCACTGGATGGTATGGGCAATGGTGACGATGGAAGTTTTTAGATGCCCGCGTGGAAACAAGGTCAAACTGTTGCGCGGCCCTTGCATCTCCCACAGCGGCACTTCCGGCGTGTAAGTCACCATGCCGCGCGCATCCACCACGTCGGTGCCACCCTTGAACTTTTGCAGGTTCTGAATAATTTCCTCATGCACCGCCCAATTCACGTCGCGATACCCAAGAATTTCCCGGCACAGGAAATCAAGAGAACGCCGCGCGCGGTTGCGCCAGACTTTGACGCGTTCCCAGCGGCGCAGCAGTTCTTCCATCTGCAATTGCTGGCGAATTGGTTCGGAAGTGCTCATGCTTTTTCCCAGACGTTGCAACAGCCTCGGCCTTCAACCATGCCTTTCACTTTTTTGCAGATGCTGTTGCCATACACGGTGCGATTGAACATTTCGTCGCAGTTGCCGCAGTGGGTTGGCCCTTCCTCGGAGTAACCTGCTTCTTCCTTGGAAATCTTGCGTGCAGGCAGCGAGCTGACAGGAATTTTGTTGCCTGCTGGGTCGCCGTTGATGTACAAGCCGCAAATGCCGCGCGTTCCGCTAATCGTGCCGTCCACTTCCACGCAAGCCCGAGCAAACGGGTCGAACTTCCAGCAAATTCCGCAGCGTGCTCCATCTGGCGACCCAATGGATTGCGGTTCGAAATACAACACCTCCGTTTTGTCGAGTAGTTGGCTCATTCGTATGTGCCCGTCAATATCGGTATCGATGGCGATGGATTGGTTGCGGTAAATGAGTGTTGAGTGATGACCGTGGGAGGAGCCAACAAACTCAATGGCACGTTGGCGTCCATCTCTCCAGTGGTGTAGGTCTGTGACACTGCTACACCGTCGAGGAATAAATGGGTTTGCTGCGAACAGTTGCTGCAAAACACGCGGAAGGGGCAAGGGTTGACAAACTTCTGGCCGTCTTGCGAACAGCCGTTGGTGGTCACATAAGTATTGGTTGGGCTGACCTTGGTGATGGTCGGCTGCACCACCGGAGCTGGCAACGGATAAGCAGAAATGACGAATGGAGGATTGCTTGGCGGTGGTGTGCCAGAAAACTGATAGGCTCCAACGTCCCAAGTTGTTCCTCGATTGACTGGCGTGTGCGCAAGCCCGGTGACTCGGTGGTTCGAGGTGTCTACTGCCGTGCCATAGGCAGTATCTTGCAAGCAAGCTGCGGAAGCGGTGGCGTCGGTGATGGTGCCGCAGAGTGTCGCCAGATTCGTACCTGTACCGATGGTGGACCCTCCGGCAGTCGGATAGAACTGATAAGGCGATTGCGCAAATGTGTAGCCCTGACCACTGGCAACCAGTTTGGTCTGGCTGACCAGATTAGACGTGCTGGATGGCGTTCCCCCATAGATAGGTGACGCGGCAGTGACGCTATGTGCGTTACGGATGATGCAAGCGCTGCCGCCGCTGCAAATGTAAGCGTTGTTGGCGGGCGTGCCGGAATCGGCTCCAGCTTCAATGGTGTTGTTGAAGAAATTGGCATCACCGTTCCAGGTGGTGCTGACGGTCATGTCGGTAGCTACTTCGTTGAACACGAAACGGTTGGCTGCAGAGTTTCCAGGTGCAGCCTGCGCCCATTGCCCGCTGAATACAGTTACGTGGCGATTGTTATATTCATAATACTGTGTATTAAAAGGTCCACCGCTGGCGTTAATGATGTGCGGATGAGTGCCACCACCGCTGGTGAGGTAGCTGATAGACTGCGCTGACGCGTTATCAAAACCGTTGTAAGCAATGGTGTCCCAGCAGGACGGGTCGAGCGCCTGAGAGATGTTCTTGAATTCACTTTGCAAAATGGTGTTGGGAGAGCCGTAGACCCCTTTGCCGGAATACCATCCCTGGCCATTGTTAGCGTTGGTGGCGTCAGTTCCTTCCACCCAATTGTTCGGACCAAATACTCCGGTGTCCGCCACCGTGCAGGTGGTTACGCCAGTCACTGCCGCCCAGAAATCTCCGCAAGGTGCGGTACCTGCACCGGGATTCGAAGCGCAAGTATTGAGGAATACCACGCCATGGAAGTAGAGATTGGAAAGAGTGAAATGCAGGTCACTGGTGTTTCCAACATAGATATATGTTCCATTGCCAAAAGTTGGAGCCTTCCCGGTCGAAGAACACATGCCGGTAAATTCGATGTTGTCCAGAATCCAGTACTGCTTCGCTGCTCCCCTAAACATCTGAGTCAATGCGGCGTTGTTCTGGTCGTAGTTGCAGGAAGTGTTGACCACCAGCCAGCCGCCACCACTCACAACCGCGCGGCAGTTCGCTACGCTGGTGTAGCCAGCATTGCTGCAATTGGTTGCATCTCCGAATGACGAATTGCTGGTGTAAGTGACGCAACCCGTTCCGGTACAACCTTTGGTGGTGGTGGAGCTGGTCCCGCTGCGAGCGTTCCAAGGCCAGATGGTGTACGGCCAGGTATCGCCACGCTTCAAAACAAAAATGTCACCAGCTACGACGGTGTACGCAGCGGAATTTCCTGCAGCATCGGCCATTCCCGGTACCCGCGCCCAAGGCGTCGAAGTGGATTGCGCTTGCACGCTGGTGTTGGCGTCCGAACCACTGGTCGAAACGTAGTAGGTGTGCTGCGCGGTCACGGGACTAACAAGCATTAGAAAAGAAACAATGAGTGAGAGCAGTTTCCTCATCAGCGCACCACCCTAAAATTCAGAGTCGCAGCACCAGGAGTGATGGAAGCGCTGGTGTTGTTGCAGAGTTTGTAGTTGACGTTGCCCGCTGTCGGATACGCGTAGATGTAAAGCGTTCCACCCGTGGTCGGCGCGTAACCGGTGGTGGCCGTGGGGTCGCCATTGAACGTGGATTGAATGGTGTCGGTGGTGGCAACACCGGTGGCGACGACAGTGACCACAGTCGAACACACGCCCGAAGCAATGGCCGAGGTGGGCATCGCTGCCGTGCCGCTGGCTACGGTTACCGTCGCGGGCAGCGCGTTGATGAGTACGTTGTTCGCGTAAAGCGTGCCACCAGCCAACGGGCCAGCAATGGGAGCAGTGGGGCCAACGGTAATCGTTTGTGCGTGGACCGGTACGCGAAAACTGTTTTCCAGCCGAGGACTCACTAATGGAGTAGGTATAGGTCCAAAGAATAAATTGTCGAGGCCACCTGGAACCCCACCCGTTACGTTCTCCAACATGCCAGCAAAGGACGAACCGGTTCCGGTCACACCGCTATCCGTAACGTTAAGAACCAGAATCCCGTTTTGGTAGCAGTTGATGGTGGTCCCGATGACTTCAATTCTGACGACATCTCCCACGGTTGTAGTGACGGCCTGAGAACCAAGACTGGTGGGGTTATTACTATTGTTGTATCTATAAACAGAGATATTCGGGCCACCCGCAAATTCTGCGCAAGCATATCCCTGCAGCAAGGCATCGACGGTCCCCGACATTCTCGCTATAGGGCCTTCAGCCAAATTGGGGAACGCCGTAATTTGAACTTCCGCCCACATATCGTTGCTGGCAACGGGCGAAGCGGTATAAAGGGTTATGTTGTTGGAATTTGTGGATACCGTTGCAGTGTTCCCGGTAACCTGCCAGGAACCTTGTGGTGAGGTATAGTTCCCGCCAATCGCACCGTTCACGCGATTGAAATTGTCAAATATCGGCGCAGCGCCAAGGATGTTGAGACCGGTGGTGTCCAGCAAATAGGTCCCGGTAGCGTCAGGGTCAGTTTGCGTGCGATTGGCAGTCAGCGTAGGACTAGGGTTGGTGACAGCAAATACACCTGTGCCCATCAAGTGGAAGGCTGGGGTGGTGATGCCATTAGAAGAAAGGATTACGCTGTCGGCGCTGGTGTTGGATGGATTCGCGCCGCAGTTTGAACTGTTATTGTCTACAAAAGTCGTTCCAGTAAACTGCGGAACCGGGCAGCTTGACACAAAAATTTTACTTCCGCCATTTTGCGGAGTGGCATTCAGATTTTTATAAATGTTGAAACCCTTGGCTCCCGCAGGCAAGGCTGGCAAGTTGCAAGTCACCGTCTGATTGCCAGGGCTGGTGGTGGCTTGAACGAACGGCCCAATCACTGACTCCACGCCGTCAAAGTCCACAGCCACTACGCTGTAGGCGAGCGTTCCTACGGTTTCACTGCCACCCGCGCTGACCACACAACCTGACGGCACGCCGGGCACAGCCATGGCATAACCTACGCGCCCGTTGGCACCGCGAAGACTTAATGGTTGATTGTTAATATCAAGGTTTTGTGGTCCTTGCACAAACCAGGGCGCGTTACCGTAGTTGCCGGAAGTTGGGTAATTGACGGTTAAAGAAGCTGGCGAGCTGTTATTTCCTACAATCAGCAAAGGTGGAGAACCGCCGTCGCCCTGACCCCCGGTAAACTGCACTCCGGTGACATTGCTGTTGCTGGCATCAACAAACGGCGTATCGAGTCCAACTACAGAATCCGCAATGGATGACCCGGTAAACGTGATGTCGTTGGTAAGTTGGGTGATGCTGGCGACTCTTACCAGCGGCGTCCGACCACTCTCCATAAGCGTGCGCACAAAATAAAAACCACCCGGCGCGTCAGACGAGTTGTTTGCAAAAGCGTTCCACTGCGCGCCGGTATTGATGAAGAACGAGTCTACGAAAGAGACGTTGCCAGAAATTTGAGAAGTGGATGCACCGGTGGCGATAGAACTATCGGGAAACTCGATGCAAGGGGGTGGCAGGTCGTTGGTGATGTTTCCCGAGATGCAAGCAAAGTCTCTGAAATAAAATCCAAATCCACCCTTGATGATAAGCGGACGGCCAAAATTGCCGGAAACTGCTACCGAGGTTTTTTCAAATGTGAGTCCTGCCGAACCATTACCCGCATTGTCGTTGTCAAAATAGACCGCTGTGCCTTGCGCGTTGAATGGATTGATATAAAGGTTTTTGAACAGAACTGAAGTGGTCGGCTGACCGTACAAAAGCGGAATGGAGCCACCGCCGATAACAGAACCGCCGAAATATTGAAACGCTTGATTCCTCTTGGGCATGCCCTCGAACTTCATATTGTTGCGGGGAATCCAGGGCTGGCCTAAGCCTACGGTTCCGGCAATAAAGACCGTGAAATTTGCGCCATTGGAGCCTTGCGGAACACCGCCGAAGTTAAGCAAAGAGTTGAACAGCCAAGCGGTCGAATTCGCTCCGTTGTTGGGCGTGGAAGGAATATAGACAGTTCCCCCGGTCTGCCCAGCAGCAGCTACACCAGCAGCGAGCACGGCTGGAGTGTTGTCGTGCAAAACCGTTTGCCCACTGACTGTTGTCCCCGCATTCGCATTTAAAGTGAGCGTGGTCGTTCCGCCACCACCCAGAATCGTGGTTGCCAGATACCCCGCTTGCGCGCTGGCGTTGGGTGTTCCAGTCGGAACGTAAGCAGGTGGAGTGGGAGCGGTTCCACCAGCATCCACAAAATACGGGTCCAGGCCGATAGCAATGCCAGCCAAAGCAAACGCGCCCGCACCTTGCGAGCGGTAAATCCAGTAACGCAGCGTGCCAACGCCACTGTATGCCGCAGATGCATAACGTAGAGTGTTACTTGAAAGTACTTCAACAAAGGCCTGCCCGCCTGGTGGCGTGACGGTACGCGAGTTGGTTGGATTGTTGTATGCGGTCCCTTCATTGGTGGTAAAAGTGGTTCCGCTGGGCGTGGATGAAACGGTCTTGGCTCCGCTGATGCCGTCAGTTTTAGATGCTAACGTCCCGCAAACGCCGCCAAAGCCGCAGACCACTACCGTCAAACCAGGAGCCAGATTGTGGTTGGCGACCGTGGTGTAAGTCGCCACACCGTTCGTAATCGTTACGCTGGAGATGCCGACAGTGACTTGGCCAAGAGCTGCAGGACCGGTGGTGGTGGTTCCCGCAACCGAAGCGGCGGTCAAACCACCTTTATAATCCTCAGCCACCACCTCATAGTTCCAAGTGGTCGCACCATTGAGAAGGTTGGAGGTAACAATTGGAGTCCCTGGGGTGGTGATGGTTGGCAGCGCTCCCGCCTGATGCACCACAATCCCTTGCCCATTGGCATAGTCGCCTGCTGCATTGATGGTTAGAGTGGGCGAACCAGAATTGATGCTGCCAGTGGTGGTTGGTGGCGAGATAGAAAAGTACGCACCAAAACAACGAATGTCGAAGACTGGATTGGGTCCGCAATTGGCTTGGTCGCGGCTTACCGTCATGGTGCTGCCATCGTCACTTTCACCGCTAGGACCAAAGGCACCGGCATTATTCAACTGCAGGAAATTTACCGGAGGTGCGGGAGTGCCACCCGAACTAGGACTAAACTGCGTCCAGGTATTTAGCGCGGTACAACTCTTCATTTGCTGCGTGGTTACGTTATAAAAAATCAGGCCCCGGTTAGGGTCGCAGGTGGCAGGGTCCACCAAACCACGGACCACTTCGGTTTGCCCTTGCGCCCTGGCTGCACCCAACGTATATAGAAATAGAAGCAGCAAGAGGAAGCGCTTCACACTTCCTCCAGATTCATCAAATCCACAAAAGCATGATTGTTGAGGTGGCCAATCGCGAATTTCCCGGTTGCCGTAAATGCGTAGGTGGGTCCAGACTGCAGAAAAGTATTGGAATCGCGATTGGGGTCTACCGCTGTGGGCACATTCAAAAGCGAGGCTGGCCCAATCAGATTGTTAGCCAACTGCCCAGTGACCCGGCCATTGATGGCCTTGGAGTCGTTATCCCAAGTTAGGTCCAGCCACAATTCATAGTTGCTTTTGACGGCAGGAACGATTTGCGCGCCCGTAGAAAAAATCAGCAGGTTGTTGGTGATGATGGGGTCAAACCCGAAATACACCTGGATGGTGTAAGAGTTGTTGATGCTGGCAGCGACCCGGCCATACATGCGCAAACGGAAACTTTTGTTGACCAGGGTGCCGTTAGAAGGCAGCGGCAGAACTAGCGGAACATTGCGCCCATCAGGTAATTGCGTTTCTGCGGTGCGATTGCCCAGGTCATTGCCGGGCAACATGGCGGCACGATAAAGAGTCTGTGTCGATGGCATATCACTTTTTCCCGCCTGTCTTGCGTTGCTCGCTCAAACCAATGGCGATGGCTTGCTTGCGATTGGTGACCACCGGCCCCTTTTTGGAACCCGACCGGAGGAGTCCTCTCTTGAATTCCTCCATGGTGTTTTTCATGCCCGGCATTTAGCCGCCTTGCTGGTAGTACACCGTGCCGCTGGTCTGCACCGCACCCGACTGATTCATCACAAAGGTGTCACCAGGCTGACAAACAAAGTACGGTTCTTCATTGATATACAAGGTCAAACCCTGCCCAGCCACCGCAAACACCATGGCCCCAGAAAGCGCCGTGGACCCGTCTTTAAAGGTGATGTTGGTGGCACCAGCAACCGTAAAAAGAATCCCATACACCATGATGGTTGCGCCCGCGATAGCTGGAATCACCACGTTGTCGCCGGTGGTGGTGAAACTGATGGCTAAACTTTTTAGACCTTGCGAATGCGCGCCCATTTACTTTTTCACCGCAAAAGTTTTCTTGCCGGTTTTGTTCCAGGGAGTTTTGTGTTCCCGCGATTTGGCAGCCACTGGAGCAATCTTCCCTTTGCCCTGCGCCAACCGTGATTTGAGTGCCGCAAAGGTGTCCGCACCGGTAGGTTTAGCGAAACTCATTTCTTTATCCCCGTACCCTTAGAAAAATTCTGCTGGGTCATGGCGCGGACTTTCGGCGCACGCATGGGCTTATTCTTTTTTGCTCCACTCAAACGTGCCGCCAACGCGGAGAGGCCGTCCGAAGCAGTTTGTGACATGGGCGCTGGCTTGCGGTTGCCCCCGCCCAGCATGGGAATGGTGTTAGCCATGAACTTCGCCTTCCGGTTTCTTCGGCTCCTCTTCAGGAAGTTCGGGAGCGGGCGGTTCAGGACTAGGGTCAGTCTCTTCTGGTGCCGGTTCTTCCGGTGGCAATGGCTTTTTGCTGGGGTCGTTTGACATTTAGGATTCCTTCCCTCGGTCGGCAGAATTGGGATTTACGGAAACTTGCTCTTTGCTGGGAGCGGTGGACCCTACGCTGACACCGTACTTTTCAAAGCCACCCATCCAGTCATCGGAATAGTGACGGCCCTGGTACAGCCCGCCACTCATCTCAGGCGTGGTGTTGGAATGGTTGGTGCGGTCGGAAGGAATTTCGTCTTGATACTTATCGCGGGAAACCGAAATCGGTTCGGGGGTCATACTGTCGTTGGCAAATTGGCGTCCTGGCATGAGCACACCTCTCGCGAGGGAGTGTCCTATACCAGAAAGCTAATTGGAAGAACGATTACATTTATTGCGAGTTATTTACGTTTATTCAGGAAGCGCTCCTGGCTTCTAACCTGCTCAGCCTTGGTGGCCCACCGGCAATTGCCAGGCCGATAGTCTTGGCTGCTTTTAATCCGGTCCAAGGTCAGACCTGGCGTGGGCATGCGGCCCATGTCATTGAGGAAACTGCGAAAACTTTTTAGCCAACGCTGGCAGACCCGAATGCCACGCCCATGCCAATATTTATGCGAGGGGTGGGGATTGTAGCAGCGCTGCTTCATGCCGACCCATGCTGCATATTCTGCACCGCGCTCCGACCAAGGCACGGCAATGCTGCGTTTGGCGCGTGGAACAAAAATTTGTTTCTTCCGTGTAATGCTGTGTGGGAGTGCTGGGCGTTTATCGCTGTAAGGGCCGTACTCTAATTTTCTCATGACTCATTTGGGCCAGAGGATTTCTACCGGCTTGCGAACTTTGCGCGCGTAACGCACGGTGCTCCAGGTGCCCGAACGCAATGTCTCTTCCATCTCTTTGGGCGCAGCAATCAGCCGCTGCACCGAATCCACCATCTTGCGATTGCGCTCCAGATACGGACCCGGTTCATGCTCATCGTTCGATTCAAACCAGCCGCGCTTAGCTGGATTTATCGGTGGCCAGGCCACAATCCAAAAGCCCATCCTCTTGGCAATCACTGCTGCTTCATAATCCGAACCAATGCAGTCCCCATGATGAAACTGTGGAGCGGGAGTGCGCACATCATCCAAATCGTTTAGCAGCCAGGTCAGCACATATTGCAGCCGACTCTTCTGGTGGCTGCTCATCCCTGCTTGCGTGCCAGTGAAGCCAATTATCATCTGGGCGGCTCAGTGGGATTGTTTTTCTGCTCACAACTCCACTCCAACAGTTCACGAATGGGCCGCTCCAGAAAACCATGCTGCTGTGGATGGTGCTGAATGAAATCGGCAAACAGTTCATCCAGATTTTCATGCAAGAAAATATGGCGAGCTTTATGTTCTTCGTAACTTAGGTCGCTCATTGATGCCCACACACACAAGAACAGTTCAGTTTGTAACAACGGTTGTGCCGCCCGGCAGCACAGTCTGCGCTCACCCCGCCTTGATGGTTATGCTGCCCGGCGAAACGGACTGGGCTTTCTTTGCGTGGCAGACCGTCTAGATTGCGCCGACCGGGCCGCTTTGCAGCGCCTGCAGTGACAGCCGAGTTTGGCGTTTCGCCTGACATGCTCACAGTCCAGCTTTTCCTTCTCTACCAGAAGGCGATTTAGCAACTGCTCAATCTTTTTGCGGCTCGTCAATTTGCAGCTCCATGTGCATGTGCCAACCCCGGCCCGCAATGTTGGTCCAACACTGCCCTTCCAGGTCCAATCCATATAACATTACCGTCAACTGCCCGGTCGCTACATCGGTTGCCTGCACTGCGGCCAAATGCGTGAATGCCAATTTACGTTGCTTGTTTTTAATCATTTTCTTCCTCCAGTAAAATTCAAAAAAAGGAACAGGCGTGGAATCGAACCACCTTTTCGTATTCGTGCCCAGCACTTCCTGTCCCATCTCCCCGCTACCGCAGCGGCCTCTTCTGCCGCTTCTTGCTGCGGCTGTTATGCCGATGACCATTCTTGTTACGATATTTATGCAACAACTTCGCGACCTTGGGACGAAATTCACAATACATGCACCCCGCCACGTTCCCGTGCCGGTTGCGATGCGCGTTACCAGCCATAGCTCACCTCCCTAGTGAGTCATGGCTTCCTCCAGTAAACATTTCGTTCTCCTAAAATCATAAAATAATCGTTCGCAAGTCTTGCTTAGCCTGTGCCAAAAGGTCCCAGAAAGTTAAATCTGCATCCTCCACAACCCGCGCTTCCATGAAACCAATCAACAGCACTGCCTGGCTGGGCTTGCGCGTAAACTCATAAACCCAGTCGTGCAACACCACTTGCTCAGGTGTCAATTTACGGCGAAGTTTGGCGCTGGGCCACTCCAGTGTCATACCTTATTGCTCTCTCTCCTCTTTCCAGTTGCCACCACCATGCAACGGACATTCCGCCGTTATCCAAAATAACGGTTCGCCATCCTTCCCCAAACCGCAACCACGCCCATGCTCATTGTCCAATACCGCACAAATGCAACCATGCTTGATTGCTTCCATACTGCCTGGATTGGGAACCGTGCTCATCGCTACTCCCGTATAGCAGGAGCGATAAATTACTGCAGAGAGTTGCAAATGTAAACAGGAAAGATTGTGGAAAATTATTCCTGGGGGAACCGCTCCTTCGCGTACTCCTCCGCTTCCTCCCGCGTGGCAAAATTGCAAATCTGAAAATCGCCACTCGGCACTCCATAATGCGCTGGCACCCATTTTAAACCCGACCACGCCAGTTCTTCGTTCTTCGGATGATAAATTACCCACCGGTCGAAAAGACCACGGGCAATACGGTAGTTCATGCCTTTCTCCAATAACTCTTCGCTTGCCACATGGTTACCTTCCCCAATTCCGTGATGCAACCAAAACCACCCTTGGATGGAGGAGCAAGTTCACCGTGCTCGCCAATGCCCCATTTTTCTAAAATTTTTTCAATGTGGCGCGGCGGATACTCAACGTACTCCGCTTCGTGTATCGAACAACTCTCTAGGTCGTCGGGAATCATTTCTATTTCCTGGTCGGATGGTCCTTGCGTAAAAAGTTCTGCAGCGCTGTCATCGGAATCACCGTGCGCTTGCCTATTTTGCGCGAAAGCAATTGCCGGTTGAAAATTAAATTTTGTATCGTGCGCGGAGAAACACCCAGCAACCGCGCCGCTTCTTCAACGCTCACTGCTAAAACGCTTGCTGCAGGCTGCTCTGGAGTGTCCATGGTTGCAGATTATTGCAGAAAGTTGCTGGAGTATACAGAAATTTTTAAAATTTTATGGGTGAGATGGCTGGCCCTATAGCTATTTTCGCGTGCCGCCGGGGAGCTTCGGCCCCGGCAAAGTCTAACTAAAGAATTACTTACAACTGGAAACATAACACTGGCAACTCATCTCGCTAAGTCTATTGTTATCATAGCAATAGGAGAGTGCTAGATTCTATGCCATGGTAGGATTGACCAATTGACGCGTCGGTATGGCACAATAGCGCGCATGGGCACAGCGGAAACAGTGAACGGCAAAGCGCTGGTCACATCTAATGAGGCCGTGCAACGTTCCGTCAAAAACCCGGAACTGCTAGCGCGTTTATGCATTCGAGATGGCAAACCGTTCAAACAAAGCGCGTTACAGTCTGGATACTCGCACAGCGTAGCATGCCGTGGATTGAAAGCGCTTTGCAGTGAATCGGCACCAGTTGCTGAGGCCGTCAATCGCGAGTCTGAAAAACAACTGGTCACACTAGATAGATTAAAACCACTGGCCGTCAATCGCTTATACCGCGAGATTATTGACGGAGTGAACGGCATGCGCGCAATTGAGATTGCTGGTCGCCTAAAAGAGTGCGACTGGTTTGTACGCGGAAATGACCAGCATTTTGGCGTGTTCCTATCCATCGGCGAATCCGCACCTAGCGATGCTATCGACATAGACACACAATATCACGAATAATATACCTGTCCTAACGTACCTGTACTAAAAACCGCTTGCAATAATCTGCTATTAATGTATACTTGTAACCGCTGGCCATGACTGGCCACACTAAGGGAAACACACCATGTACACGTATCAATTCCGTTTGTATTCCATGTTAATCGGGGTAGCGCTGGTATTTAGTTTGCTGGCCTACATTGGTGGTGCACTGTGAAGACTGCAAACCAATGGATTCGCGAGACTGGCAAAGTCTACATCCGTTTTGACCATTCACAAATTGGCATGTTCATCGAATCATCGTTAGACGGCAAAACGTGGTCCGTGGTGGAACTGCAGCGCTATGGCCAGACTTTGGACACTGCGAGACAGGAAAAAACCTACCTAGACTTGCTGCAATCGCGCGGTATCGTCGCAGTGGTGGTGCAATCGTGAATCGCTACTATGTCGGCATTGGTGGCGAAAATTGCAAACGGACCATCTTCCGGTCTGCCAACACTCCAGAATTAGAGACGCACGGTTCAATCTACAATTGTGTCATCGGACCATTCCGCACGAAACGCGGCGCTATCTTCATGCGAGACCATGGCGCGAACAATCCGCACTGCCAGACCGTTGCGGATGCAGAGCGCATCTCCAAGGAAATTGCAGACCGGAACGACATCGCAGACCAGACCCTATTCGTAGGGTCCGCGTGGTGGCGAGACAATGACCCGTTTGTAACCCTGGTGGGTAATTCCGCGCGGGCAGTTGAGAAAGCGCTATACCGTGCCATGCGAGATGCGGCAATTGATGCCTACAATTCCAGCGAACCAGAAGACAAAAAACGCGTGCGCGATTATCTTGATGAGATTGCGTGGTCTGGCGTGTCCACGTTTGCCTTTGCTGACATCATTCCAGAGCGGGCAATCGAGGCCTATGAACCAGCGTTCAAAGATGAGGTAACAACATTCACGCATTCTTGCGACATGGATTACTTTGACTATGAAGCGCTCCGACGTGGCGATAAGACGGTAGTGGTCTACGTGTAGTGTCGAATCGCGTGGAGTACCCGCGCGAATAGCAGGTTGACATCCTGCTACTGATGAGACTGTCAGAAACTAAACTGGAGAAAAACCAAATGCGATTTAACGATTATCTCAGAGCAAGTCTGCAGTTAACCGGACGTTGCAAAGAACGGCGGAAACTAGCCAATAACACGTATCTGATACGCCGCTCGGCGGATTCCATTGCCGTGCGCTTGCACGATACTGACGTTTTGACGTTCCATTCCGACGGTCACATTATCGTCGCGAATGGCGGATTCCCCACGTGTACCACCCATGACAGAATTAACCGCTACTTGCCAGCGGGTTATTGCGTGAACGGTGAACCGGTACAGTCCGAGCGGCGTGTGAATGGAATGACCGTGCTGTGCCATTGGACACGCGTGTCCTCGAATGCAGACCTCTGCCATGCACGTTATGAAGACATCGCAGCAGTCACTGTCAACAATTGCGCAACGATAAACGCGGACGGCACCTTGCACGGTGGCAATATTGTGGAATACCGCAAGGAACGTCGCGAGGAACGCAATGCAGCGAATCGCCCGCGCAATCGTGCGCGCTATTGGGCAAACAAGGTCCGCGAGGGCAAACCGTTCAAGGGCACGGTGGCAGATATTTTGGCGGAAGAGAATTCTACAGTACGCGTGGCCAAAATGACGTGCTACGGTCTGGAACGGTTTTTCCTAGATGCCAACGCTAAAGTTTTGGAGGAACGCGCGGGTTACCAGTTGCTCGAACTGCCATTGGACGATTGGCGCAAAATGCGTGCACTAAAAATGGCGTGTTCCACTACTGGCGCGGTTTATATCAATCCAGTTCCTCCACACGTTGACACGGTGGCCGATGGCCTAGACTTCATGTTCCACACTAAAGACTACTTGGGAACTATCGGCCAACAATCCTAGACGCGCCAAGCGGCGGAATTCGGAGTCCGTCGCGTGGTTTGCCTAGCGCAAACTAATTGACTAAAAAGGGGAAACAAAATGAAGACGATACGGCAAGGCGATGTTCTATTCATTCCAGTTGACGCAAAGGCATGCAATACGTTGCCAGACTCAAAACGCGAGGATGGAATTATCCAAGAGGGTGAGGCTACAGGGCATCATCACAAATTGGCAGACCTAGAGGCGGCGGAAGTTTTTCGCCCGTCTTGGGGCTCTGCTAGCGTGCGCGTGGGGCCTCTAGGCGTGTCTATCGTGCATGAGGAACACGCGCCAGTCATTCTTGCGCCAGATACGACGTACACGGTTCACATTGCCCGCGAGTACGATTATCTCCGCGAGATGATGCGCCAAGTACGCGATTAATCCGAAACGTGGCCAGTACGGCCACGTAGCACGGTCATTCCGTGCCTGATGAGGGTAAAATATGGGCGAATTGCTAAGGCGGACCATTCCGCGTTAGCCTACACGTGTATCTACACGTGAACAATTTTCTGTAACGGTCTTCGCATGGGTCCGTTTGACGTGTGTCCGTGTTCGCACGCTGGCGCGAATTGACGCTAAGTGTGAATGCACGCGCGTTTTTCCCTACCTGTGTAAGCGCTGGAGTCTAGTCAACTCTCACGGGATGGACGCGATAGGGCCATCCCAATTTTTAGTTTCATTTCTGGGCGCCATCTGATTTTTGGTGGTTCCGGCGCGTTTGGCCGACCGGGTGGGTAAATTCCAATTATGCGCGATAGCTTGTTCTGGTTTCGGGTGGTGGTGGCTCCAATCACTGGTTGGTTCATTTTGCTATTGTATGGCCGTATCGCGGAAGGCCGGTGGTGGGTGCGGTGGAAGCAACAGCTCTGGCTTAGCTTCGCGGTGCAGGTCTTTTTACAGTGGCTTACCCACCTGTTCAGGTAGTTGGTTTAGTGGCAGGAAACCTCGTTTGCGCAGTTCCGCCTTTTGCAGCTCCATGTCGGGCCGATTCATAACTTCAAATGCCAGTTCCAGCATTTCAGCCATGGGCAATGGAAGGCTCATTCCGCGCATTTTGGCGCTCGCTATGGCTTCCAAACGAATCTCCTGGGCTGCCCTGGCGCAGTGGAACAGTTCCGAGGTCTTGAGTTTGCCGTACTGTTGACAGAATCCCAATTCGCGGTAGGGCTTGCCAAAGAGTCGCGGTGCCAGCATTTGTCCGATGGCTTCAATTTCTAGCTGTAGGTCGGTTGCTATGTATTCGCTCATTTTCAGCTTCCCCAATTTTTTACTGATGATGATAAATTTTTCTAGGGGATAGGAAGAAGAGAAGAGGGGGGAATCTTAAGGGGGGAGAAGAGAGGAAGGGAAGGGGGTATCTTTTTGTGGATATGTGGATAACTCACTGTGTATACAATTACTGCCAAAGTATACGTGTATACGGTACTAATGTGGGGCGTCTACGAAAGGGACGATTATTGTCATACAAAATAGCCCCTGTGGATAAATCTGTGGAAATCTGTGGAAAACCCTTATTGACCCGGTTTGACCTGGTCCATCCAGGGCGGGAACATCTTGGAGACCACCACCGGGTTGCTATCTGGGTAACGTTCCTTACAAATTTTAGCGAAGGCTTTGGCTTCATAACGCGTGTAGAAAAACTGTGGCACGGTGTTGCGCGTGATTTCGTAGGGGTGCAGGGAGTTCCAGGCAAAAGCATTCATGATGGCAGGGTTGTTGGCATCTTCCACGATGAAATAGCCGCTCACGGAACACTGGGGCCAATCTTGATGACTGTTTTTTTCTCTTGGCTGAGCACCTGGGCAGGCGGGATGAGTTGTAACTTTTTCTCATTGTCATCAACGATGTAACCGCAATTCTTCATGGCATCCAAGATTGGTTTGCAAGCACCCGGCAAATTGTCAGGGTCAAATTCTTTTGTGTGGTGCACCACAATTTCCACCCGCATGCGTTCACTGGCGGCAGCGGCAGCAAGCAACTCTTGCCGATGGCGGGAGCAAGCCATTCCGTAGAACAATTCCTGCTCCCAGAGCTTGCGCAGTTTGCGGTAAGCGAGTGGATGACGGTATTTACGCCGCAGCTCGTTAGGGCTGGGTGGAACTAACGGGATAGTAATAATGTGGTTCATTTCACTCCTCGGCGACAACCCAATGCAGGGCATGGCACGACATATCATTTCTTGGCGACAGTTCACATCACGACAAAGCAAAACACACCGAATCATCCCTCGGCGACATGGCAAGACACAGCGGGTCACCCCATGGCACGACAATTCTCGGCTACAGCTCAGTTCATCGCAGGACAGCACTCGGCTTCAGAACACGCCAGACCACGTCTCGTCTTCACGGCATTACGCTACTCGGCGGCACCTCAGCGCACGACACGCCAAACCTCGGCGTCAATGCAAGCCGAAACATTGCAGCGCACGTCTCGGCGGCACGGCACGACAAGCCAGCGCAGTCCAACCCGGCGCACAACAAAACTCGGCTGCAGCTCAAATCATGGCACGACAATCCTCGGCGGCACGACAGACCAAACCAACACATGTCATTTCTCGGCGGCAAATCATTTCACCGCAAGCCAGCTCAGGCCACCTCAATACTCGGCGTCAGAGCACAACAGCACACACCGGGTCAAAACTCGGCTGCATTGCACTCCAATCCACTGCAGTACTCGGCGGCACCACACGGCACATCAGTCCAGGCCTCGGCGTCATTTCACGACACGCCAACCCCCTGCACTCCAGCCCAATGCTCGGCGACATAACAGGGCACGACACCGCGCTACACCGCACGCCAACTCTCGGCGGCACGGCATAACAATCCACCTCAGGCAAGACCTCGCCTACAGTTCCGGCAAAAGCTTTTCTGGAATTTGAACTTTCTTAATCTGTGCCTGGATGAGTAATTTCGCGGCATCCATACGCAATTTCACGCGCAAATAGGTTGCGCCTTTTAGCGTGGTGTTCAACGCGTCAGCGGTCTTGGCATCAATTTGCCCGTCGCGTTGCGCGTTAAACATCCATTCATAAGCCTCGCTGATGTCATTGACGCTTTTCAGTGCCACTAGGGCATTACTCGGCATGTTCTTTCTCCTCGATTGAAAATGTGTAGCGACCTTCGCCGTCACCGCGTTCCCCGGCATAACCATGCACACCACCGTAAGTGAAAACCGTTTCCAGGTCTTCACGGCTTACAGAGTTGCCCAGAACTTTCAGATTGAATTCCACGTTGGCCTGGCGAACGAATTCAAATACTTTGATGGCACTCATCTGCTGCCCGGTCGGCAAACGGAAACGGATGGCTTTTTCTTTTTGTCCATCGACAGCGGTGAAAGGTTCGCCGTCCGCTTTGCGAATGGTAGTCCAATATTGCCTTTCGTCGTGGTACACGCCATTGACGATGCGAGTGGCAAATGAGCGTTGCCCTTTCATTTTGCCAATGTATTGCGCACTGAGTACGCGGGCACAATCTTTTATATGGGCACGGAAGGTCGCAGTGCGTTCCACCAAATTGCCATCGACGCGTTGGAAGACCAGCAGATTTTCTTTTTGTGTCTGGGCATCTTCCAACTCTTCCACCGCAATGGTAGAAAACACCTCTTCTTGAATTTCGGCGATGCTGCGGCCACCGGGCGGGAAAGCAGCAGGCTTACGGGCTTCTAGCCATTTCTTCATCAGCTCAGGGTCGGCTGGTGTGGAAGCGCACAGGTCACCAAGAAACGTAAAATGCACGGAATATACATTCCAAATTGATTTCATAGTCTCCTCATTTATTGCTCAGCACCTGGCTGGCGGTATAAGTTGTGGCAGGCATTTTGTTGCTGACGGTGTAAGCAGTGCCAGCATTGAACGCTCCAGTAATACCGCCGATGGCTGCAGGGTCAAACACACTGGCCAGGCCGCCGCCCAGCGAAGCGAGTTCCTGCTGGTGCATTCGCAATCCTGGTTGCCACTGTTTTTCTTGCCGCAGTGGCTCGGCTAAAAAGGGCGCACCACAATCTCAATATCGTCCAATTTATCCTTGTGGGACTCTGGGATGGCCCTGGCGGCAATCATGGGCATGGTTTCCTCAGTTCCAATCGTCGTCGTCGGTGGAATCAACACTTCCGACTTCGGCCAGGTCCCCAGCTCGTGGTGTTCCTTGGTCCTCTTCGGATGATGCAGCACTGCGTACTCGAACAACTTTCCTTTGGCCATTCCATTTCTCCTCTTTGATGAACACTTCCAACAGCTCGCAAAAATCTTCTTTCACTTTCTCCAGTTCTTCCTCGGGGAAATGCCGCCGATTCACCAGAATCCAACTCACGCCAGGGTCTGGCACAAATAAATGGAAATCACTGGGCACGGGTGTGGTGTTGTAAGACTTCTCTCCTGGCCGTGGATAGAATGGCCCAGCATGCAATCGTTCAAGAGCAATTTGCGCAGCCATGCGCATCTCCCGCACGTACACATATTGTTCCTGTTCCCACAGCTTTTTGGGACTCCAGCGCGGATAGCGGTGTGGTGCCGCATCGCCACCCTGGAAGAACACGCCACCACCATGCCAACGCGAAAACATGGTGTACATGTCACTCAACTCAATCGAGCCACGCGCAAAGCCCAGCGGCCAGGCTTCTAGCAGCACGCCTTCATCGGTCAGCACGCTCCACGGTTCGGTGATTGGTCCCTGCTCTTTCTGCACGCGTAGCAGGGTTTCCGCATCGGCTAATTTCATTTGTCTGGTTCCAATCCACAGCTAATCACGCGTTTGCAGTTCATGCAGGAAAATAAAATTACCCACCCGCACGGGCTGCGATAGGTGCGCATGCAGCGAATGACCGGGTTCAATACATTGCAGTGCGGGCAACGCGTAGCATCAAGCGACTGCTGCAATTGCGTTTCAAGGTCGGATACTTCTGCTTTCTCGGACATGAACCATCCCACAACGCGCACATTTGGCTTGCAAATACCCATCAAATCCCAGCAAGCGCAGCACGCCAATAAAGCGCATAGCTACGTCGCGGTCGGAAAAGGCTTGTTGTCTGCAGCGTTTCCGGCTAAAGGAACAGGAGGGGCGCCCCGCAATTCCCGTTTCTTCATGCTGAGGTTCCTGCGTTTTCATAAAATGGCAGCCGCAACTGAGCTGGTTTTCTCTTGATGTAAATTTCCAGTTCGCAGCCAGGCTGTGGCCGTCGCCGTTTGCGAATAATGAAATCGCCCTCTTCGCCGGTTTTGCATTGCCGCAAACACCAGCGAACAACGGAAGGATGCAGCTTGGTCAGCTCCATCATTTCGTCTATGGTTAGCCACTGACCTTTCCAGCAGATGGGCAAAATCGTTTCGAGAAAAAATTCAATGCGGTCCATTGGCTCACGCAGCGTCCTTGGGGTCTTTTGGCCAGGCTTCGTCAACTTTTTCGCCCATAAGTGTTTCGTGGGCTTCCTGTTTGCGCACGTCAGAGACTCGCATGCCTCTTAGTTTGTCTTTCACCGCTTCCGTGGCCGATGGAGACGGCCCTGGCGGGACTGCCGTCTCTTCTGCCGGGACATCAGGCATCCAGGTGGAATCCACTACTTCACCCAACGTCAGGTGTTGCCCACCGTTGGTGGCAGATTCATCCAGTTGCATGGCCAATTGCAGTTCGCTGGATTTTGGCAAATACTTCAGCACCTGCAGCAAAGCCACTTTGCGTGCATACATTTCAAAATGCTGGTGCGAATAGTGAGCGTTGCCCACTTTGTTGTAGCGGTTGCGATGCGCAATGACTTTGGCGACCGGCCACACTTCCACCACCGGATATTCGGCATCCTTGATGCGGCCAATGGCATATACTGCGCTGAGTCGGTCGCTGGACGGGTCCGCAGGGCGGTGGTTGACAAACGGCGAATCGCCAAGAGAGTAATCGAATTCGTCGCCGTCATACACCGCCCCCGTCCAGACAGCAGCACGGCCTGCCCGAAAGACTAAATCCACCAAACCCATCCAGCCCGGCACCAATTGGCATTCCCGGTTGTACGGCACCAGATAGGCTTGCCCAGCCAAACCAATTTCCCAGCCCAATTGCGCAGCCATCAGCACCGCAGCAAAAACACTTTTAGGGTCGCACTGCCCCAGCTTGGGATTTTTGCGGAAAGAAGTCAGAGCGATGCGCGCAATGCGGTCAGCGTTAAGGTGTTTCGGCAGCGCTCTCTCGATTTCTCTCTTGTAATGCTGCAGCAGACTCGGAAAGTTTTCCGGCTTCTGCAGAGTTTGCGAACTGTCCATAGTTCCATCCTTTTCTGGGACTAAATAAAAATCTGCGAACGCCAGGTTTCGCGTGCGTGAACTGCTGCAAGATTTGCTCGCGCAGTTCCTGTGGTGTTCCTGTTTTGTTGGCCAACCATTGAAACGCTGCAGCCATGTCGGTCGTGCTGCCATCTTTCGTTTTGCGCCAGGTCACTTTGCCGAAGTCGCCTTGCAACCCTTCGTGCTCACCGATAATCAGCTTCAGCCGATTTTCCATTTCCACTTTCACTGTTTCCCAGGACTCACAACCTCGGCGAGCGTCGGCTAACCTTTGCAGCAGTTCCAGAGCAACTTGGTCGGTGGGCTTGATGGGCAAAATGTCTGCCGGAAACTTTTTGCGCAGATAGACTTTCCAGGCGTCGGAACTGTCCACGTCCGGGGGCACGCCTTGCACGATGTGGTGGTCCCACCAAGCCAGCAACTCATCCAGCATGAACTGTTCCAGCTCCAGGTCGCGATGCAACGTGTAGATGGCGAAAGTTGCGCCACCTCTCAGCAGTGCAACGTCCCAGGTCGGATAATTTCCAATGGCCATGTAATGCGCACACTGAATCAGGTAGTGATAAGGAACCTGGTCGGTGCCAGGGTCGCCAAATTCATTTTGAAATTGGTTTTCGCTTTTTAGCTCCACACCACGGTCACTGGCCACCACCCGGTCAGGATGTCCCAACAGGATTTCGTGTTTGCTGTGGGTCCACATGGCGGGAGACGGCTGCTGGAGATGTTTGCCCGTCTCCCGTTCGTACAGTCGTGCAATCACCGGTTCTAACTGCGTCCCTAGCTCCAGCAAAAATTGCCGATTCTTGTCTTCGGGTACGTCCTCGGCCATCCCGGTTTTGTCCAGGTACACATCCATCGGCGACTTCCAGGGCGAAAAACCTAGAATCGCTGCGGCATCAGAACCACCAATGCCTTTCTTGCGCGCTAATTTCCAATCTTTGTTCATGGTGCCACACAGGAAAACATGTAAGCCATAATCGCCGAAAACAACACAACCGCCACGGCCACCCGCAAAGCCGTCAAGGGGTTAGGCTGCGGTCCTGGCGTCACGTCGTTTCGCAACCACCCGTTCAATGTCGCGTTCACGAATCATCACCTTTCCACCACGCCTCACGCGCGGCAGTAAAATCCCCAAGTCCTGGCGCAACCATTTGTGTAGCGTTTTGCGGTTCACGCCTATGAGCTTTGCCGCTGTTCGCAGCGAGTAGTGTTTTTCCAGCATTAGGCTGCCTTTTTGTGCTTGTCTAAATACTCGCGCACCGCAAGGCGCAAAATCTGCGTGATGGTCAAATCATCGCGCTGGGCTAAGAGTTCAACTTTTTTGTAGAGGTCAAAATTCACTCGGGCACTCAACACTTCGAGTTGCCGCTGGGTAATGGATTTGTTTTTGCGTCCCACGTTCTCCTCGCGTACTGGGGGTGCTATACCGCGTATAGTTTTGTATAGCCAGGTCCCGCGAGTGTCAATCCGTGGTATACAAATATAGCTATGGAAATCTGTGGAAAGCTGTGATACAAAACTGGACTCATGCGCAGGACCAACGCTATGACACGCCGCGAGCACCAAATCAACATTCGCTTAACAACCAGTGAAATTGCGGCTTTGGAGCATATTTGCGTGCGCGAAGACCGCGATAAAAGCTACTTGGTGCGGTGGTTTACTCGCTGGGGTTTGGAACATTATGAGCGGGTGGGGTCGTTAACAGCACTAAAGTCAACAAAAATTATCACGCCAGCCCAGAGTGTGGTAGATAGTGAGGTGCATGAAAATGCCGAGCAACGACTGCAAGTGAGAAAGGAGGCGCAGAACGCTTATGGGCGAAGCGCTCACAGTCCCCGCAGAAAAGCCGTCAATGAAAAAGCGTAAGCTGGTGGTTATCTCTGGCCGTATGCAACATGCGAAAGGCAATGGCCAGGCGAAAGCCTATGTGGTTACCCAGAAACGCTTGGCGCGCGTCGAGGAGTTGCAGAGCCGTATCGCGTTTGAACGCAGAGAATTAAAAGAAGAGTGGCGAGGATTGCGTAAACTAATGTTGGAAGGAAGCGAGGTGGAACTGGGTCCGATTCGAGCCTGGCTGGAATATTCCATGCGGCTTACCAAGAGTGGCAAACGAACGGTCACAAAAATGTTCATACGATAAGGAGAAACATGGCAACAAGTCACAAACTTTTTACGGTCTCAGAACTTGAAAACATACGGGTACGGCTACAAAGCGAAGTGCCTGGACGGGTGGCGGAACACTTCAAGCGTGCTCACAGCGCTATCAGCCGTATCGCCAAGTCAATCAACGACGGCACCTTTGACAAGAAATTCGTTGAGCCAGCTCGCTCGCGTGAAGACAAGGCACCCAGCGAACCCAAGAGTCTCAAGCCCAAACCGATGGCGGGACGCGGCCAAGAAATTATCAAACTCAAAGCTAAGGGCTTGTCGGCTGCTGAAGTTGCCAAGAAATTTGGCACCACCACCGGCAACGTGGCTTACTGGTATTACAAAGACAGAAACTACAAAAAAACGAACGGCCAGCCTAGTGTCCACAAGTCAGACAAACGGCGTGCAAAGATTCTCAAACTCAAAGAACAAGGACTTACCTTGGTGGAAATCGGGCGCAAAGTCGGCGTGACAAGTTCAACGGTTGGGTACTACATCAACAGTCGTAAAGATTCACCAAAAAATCAGACAGTGCTGGAGGCTAAGAATGGGGACAGCAGTGCAACAACCAATGGAAACAGCACCATCAACAAAAACATCTTCATCGGCATCGCCTATGCGGAGATTGAGAGGTTCATCGGACTTCTCAGCGAGAGACTTAGCATCTCTGCAGACATACTTAGACCGCGACTTTCAGAACTTTTGGGACATCCGCCGCTTCGGTAAGCGGCTGGGAACGGTCATCAAGTGCGCGCTGTGCCCCTGGGTGCCCCCGACGCAGCAGAGTGGTGAGGATTTGGTGTGGTACAGCTACCGGAAGTATCGCGCGCTTTGTGAGCACCTGTTCAGCGTGCATTGCCGCAAGGACGCATTAACCTACCGGCGCATGGTCGCCGAGGAAGCCCGCATCAAAGCGCGCCAAGAACGACGTAGCAAAAAAGCTGCCTAAAATCTCGGAAAGAGGACTGTCCCGTGGCAAGAAATGGGTCTGATAAATACGCGGATTTGTGTCGCTACGTCTTGGAGCGAAGCAAAGGTGAGGCCGCTGTGGTTATCATCGTGAGCGGGTCGGCATCGGCAGTGAATGTACAAGAGGATTTTAGCGTGGCTGGGTCGGAATATCACATGGCCAGGCTGCCTAAAATCCTGCGCAAAATTGCAGAAGAAATTGAGTCTGAATAATGAAGTGGTTTGGCAAATCCTGGGATGCACCCTGTTGCGGTTATATGGGCCATGTGGCGACCCCGGTCGGCCAGTTGTGCGTGCAGTGTGACCAGCCGATTGCCGCGACCGATTGCGGTTTCATGATTCCACAGTTGCAGGATAACCATTTCAAAAACAGACCCTGGCACCGCGAATGTTTTTTGCAAAACGTCTTAGGCGGGCAGAACGCTCGCCCAAATTAAACGAGGAGAAAAGATATGAGCACCATGCATGTATTAGACAGCGGTGGCGACACCAAAATTATGTGGAACGCTGACAATCAGGACGAAGTTCGGGCGGCGCGCTTGCACTTCCAATCGTTGCGCGAGAAGCACTATCTTGCTTTCAAGGCCGAGGGCCGGGAAGGTACTCGCGGCACGCAAATCACCGAGTTCGATGCAAATCTCGAACGCATTATTATGGTGCCGCGAAGCGTAGGTGGATGATGGCGGGCTACTCGCCGATGGGCGCAATGCAATCCCTGGGTGGCTTGATAGGTGGCGTTCAGGGCTACGGCGGCTTCACGCAGCAAACAGTCTATACCCAGGCCACCAACAACGTTTATTACCAGGAGCAGTGGAACACTCAGTATCAAGGCACCGCGACCATCAACTACGCAACGAGTGTCTGGTATGCCTGGAATGAGGGTTACCAGCCGCACAGACAGCCGCAGGCCGAGGCCACAGCCGCACAGGTTATGGCCGCACAGAAAGCTGTGGTGGACGCAGCCGAGGCTGCGAAAAAAGCGGAAGAACTGCTGCTCGAACACCTCAGTCCAGTGCAGCGGGAATCGTATCTCACACATGGCCTGTTCATCGTGGAGACCAAGAAAAACCGTTACCAGCTCCACAAAGCCAGCAACACCCGCAAGCTGAATAAAGACGGCAAAGCCACGCACAGCTACTGCATTCACACGCACGGGGTGCCGCGTCAGGATGAGTTGCTGGGCTTCAAGTTGTTGCTCGAAGCAAACGAGGAAGAGTTTCTAAAAACCGCGAACGCCACAGCCATCGCGGCTTAGAAAGAGAGTCTCCAATGGTCTCCGATGTTGCTGTTTTTCAGGGCCAGTAGTGGCCACTATGGCCCAAAGCGATTAGAAGAAAAGCCAATAAAAACGCATATTTCCGTAGTTTCCGGCCCTATTTGCTTAGTACGGAGTTGAATCCCACCCTCTCCGCCATATACTTGTAAGTGCTTGACAACAAACAAAGTCTTTGGTAATGTCTCCTATAGAAGTTGCCGGTGACCCCGGCGAGGAGAAAATCAATGAAAGCCAAAGTTGCTTTGCAAGCCCGCATCGCAGGAAAGTTCATCACCATTCCTTTTAAGAAAGGCATGCCCATCGTTCCCGAAGGAGCCAAAACTTTCTATGCGCGTTACATGAAAGACGGCAAGCGCGTTTCCCAGCACCTGGCCAAAGAGTCGGAAGAGTCCACACGGTTTGCTGACGCCCTGCTTGAATTCAAGAATCTGCAAATTGCTTTTGAATTTACAGCTCAAGGTTTGCCTGTCCCTGAGATGCAATTGGTTGCTGTCACGCCCACCGTTGCGCCTGTCACCCTCCCCAAGAAAATAGAAATCTACTGCGAGGAAATTAGCGCGAACAAAGCCCGCAAGACCTGGCAAGCGTACAAGAATTCTTTGACCTTGTTCACCAGCTCTTGCAAGAAAACTCATCTGCACGACTTGACCCGCGAGGATATGCTGGCCTTCAAGACCTACCTACGCGACCAAAAGTTTAGCCAGCGCAGCATCTACAACAATTTCCTGAACGTGATGGTGTTCCTAAAGTGGGTTGGTACGACCGTTGGTATGAAAGCCGACGACTGGCCAGCCAAGCCCGAACGCGAACCGGAAGAGTACACGGACGACGAAATTGGCTCCATGCTCAACGCGGCGAATACCGAAGAACGGCTGTTGATGAATTGCTTTCTGTGTTCTGGGATGCGCTCTGGCGAGCTGGCGCACCTGACCTATGGCGACATCGATTTCAAACATTCCGTGTGGACGGTGCAGCCCAAGGATGATTGGGCTACCAAGACGCGAGAATCACAGCGCGACGTTCCAGTGCCAGAATGGCTAACCAACAAACTGGCCGACCGCATGGAAGCCGGGAAGCGCGGCAAAACTGACCTGGTATTCTTCAACGCCCAAGGGAAAGCCAACCTGCACATGTTGCGCATCACCCAAGCGGTCGCCAAGCGTGCGAAAATTACGGGCCGTGTGGACGACCACAAATTTCGTTCCACCGCCATCACGCGCTGGCTGCGCGAAGGCAACACTGTCCCCGACGTGATGAAGTGGGTCGGCCACGTCAACCCGACAACGATTTTGCGTTACGCCGCGAAGGTCAACGTGCGCAACCGCGAGATGCACCAGAAAGCAGTTGGCGCGTTCTCCCGCTTCGAAGGCGTGGGCGACTAATGCTTCAGCAGTGTAAAGGTGGCGTTGCCAACGGCAAACAGGAAAACCAGCAGGCCCGCGAAATATGCGAGCCTGCCTATTTCCTGCACCTTGGGATTTGCCGAGAGTGCGTAGGCCAGTACTCCCACCAGTGCCACTAACAGGTCAAGATAGATGCTCATGGTTGCCCCCGTTTACGTTTATTGCTAGGATGGATATATGGACCCTGCATTTCTCTTTTTATTTGTTCTGCCGGTCATCATCGGGTTCCTTGTCGCTATTGGAGGACCTACTTCTTCAAAGCGCGGTAGAGCGCGAGCAAGCTGCCGCCAACGATACCGGCACCAGTAGCGCCAGCAGCGCCTTTGATTCCTCCGCTAACTGCCTCTTTTTTGATTTGCGCTAATCTGTCGGCTTTGGCCTGAGCATCCAATGGCCCCCGACCACTCCGCAGCAAGGTCCTCGCATTCCGAATATCCGAACTGGATACGTCTTTATTCAACAGGTCGCGAATGTCTTGGGTTGGAATGCCGCGCCGGTCCAGCACTTCGAGCGCGCGGGCTTGATTGATTCCTTTCATGTAGTTGGTCACTGCGCCAGTCTGACCCGGCTGGATTTTTGCAGGCGTGGCCCGCTGTTGAACAAAGTTGCGCAGCGGCGCGTTTTTAGCCCAGAAATCTTTAGCGTGTTGCTGGAACATGCTTTCGGCAGTTTCAAATCCGGCCAGCTTGCCTTCTTTATCTGCAGTGCTGCGCAATGCAGTGGTGAGCGAATTAGAGACCGCTTTCAATGAGTTATAGACGTTGCGCGGCAGACCACCCGAGGAAGAGATGTATTGTTCAATTGCGCTGCGGTATTGCTGCGCTTGGCGAAACGGGATGTTGTCGTTGGCCGTCATCTCCCGAAAGATTTGATTGAGTTGTGGGTCACCAGAAATTTCCTGGGGAATGGAAGGGCCAGGGATGGCTCCAACCCGGCTCATCGCTTTTGGTACGCTGGCTACCTGGCTTAATTCTTCCGCAGCGCCTTGTGCAGCCATGCGAGCATCGGTCACATTCACCGGTGCGGCATCAATCTTTAGATTGTCATAAGCCGCTGTGTTCGCAGCGCGACTTTGCGCTTCTGCTTGTTGCACCCGTTGCAACAGCGGTTCTTCCGTCGTTGGGATTTTGCCTGCCAGAGCAATTTCCGCTGGGTCCGCTTTAAACAGATTCTTGACCGCTTTCCAGCCTGCTCCAATGGTGCCACCGGCCAGCTCTGCAGCGGCCCCCGTGCCGCCAACGATTGCAGCTTCCTTGGCACTTGGTGTCTGGCCAACTGCCGCACTGGTCGCAATATCACCCGTAGCCGCGCCACCACCGGTGATGAGCGAACGACCTAATAGCCGCAACGCATTCATGCCCGCACCGCCCCCTTCAACCGCTGGGAGCAGCGCCCGCGCTCCAGCTCCCGCACCCATAGTGGCCATTCCGATTCCCGCTTGCTTAGCACCCTCTTGCGCTTCCTCGGGCGAATCGTAGCGCGGCAAGAAATATCCGCCTTGTGCTGCCGCGCTTGGTCCAGCCTGCGGACGGAACACTTGCTGGCTGGTGGTCGGCTGCGCTTGCATTGGCGTTTGCTGCATCTGCTGGTGCAATTGCATGGCGGGGTTCAGCGGTACGTTCATCCCCATTTGTTGCGATGATTCACTTACTGCAGACCGCTGCGCTTGCCATGGCGTCATGGTAAATCCCTGCGCCTTCGCGGCAGCCCATTGTTCTTTCGGAAGAATTCCGCTCTTTTTGGTTTTCGGGTCCACTGCTTCCACATAGGCGTCAACGGGTTTGTAACCCTCGGTCAGCGCCTGTGCCATTTGCTCAGACGGAATTGTGCCGTACTCGCCGTGCGAGTCGTACAC